GGTCCACCTCCTAGGAGGAATGGCCCTACCGTAAGGTAGGGTGCAGGGGCCGAGTATGCAAGGTAAGAGACAATTCCGGGAGAGCTGACCCGGAGGGAGGGGTGCAAGCGTAAGCTTCCACTCACTTCCAGTCCTTACTAAGCTAGTACTCGGCCTACCTGCCTCATTCCACCTAGAAAGGTGGCCAGCCGGTTGACTCCGCCGAAAGGCGGAGGTGCTGCCGATACCGCTAGACAGCTGAGCGGGTCTCTCTCGCGGGAGACCCACCAGGTTGACCAGCGGACGCGGCAGCGTCTCGCATTGTCTCGGCAGCTCTAGTTACACCCTAATAAGGTGTCCGCTAGGAAGCTGGGAAATGCGAGAGATTGCTCTTTATCGCTCCAACTTAACTTGCGACGATCGCAAAGGAGATTTATGGTACTCATCAAGAGTCAACTCAACGAATGGCACGGAGAACCTGTCAACCTCTACGCAGTCCTCTTTGAGGCTACGTCGATTGTCAGCTCTTCGAACGTGTTCGCGGGGTCTTACTACCTTTCGGTAGAAGCTCTTCTTGAGGACCTCTTCCTTGCCCTCGAAGATTTGAAGCGGCATCCTAAATGGGATGAAGCCTCTTTTCTAGAGGTTGTCGAATTGTTAAGAAAGGAGCTGTAGAGTTGCGATCTAGAGTGCAAAGACGCTTATTCAATACGCGTCTGCACTCGAGCCGGGGGGCATTTCGCCTTCCGGAAGCTGCGTGCTGAGCAAATGCTCGGTACGCTTTTCCGATAGATCCTTCTCATGCCAACTATAAACCGATCTGATAGCCGAAAGTCAACGTATCGAACCTGGACCACTCGCTGGTCATCCGGAATCCCAGAAGAGGGGCTTTTATTCCCTCCTATAGGAAAGGGTGACAAGCGGTATGGGCCAGATACGACCGTTTTCTCTTGGCAACGGACCGATTTACAAGTTGCGCAGCCGACGGCGGGTTATTTCGAAAAAGTTCGAAATGGAGAAATTCTCCCAATGAACTCGTATCGGCGTGAAATCGAAGAAATTAGATGGCCTATTGGGTTCTGGGTTAACCGCAATGCCGGCTATGCTGAACAAGCCGACTATTGTTCTGGTTATGTCCCATTATTCAATGATCCGTCTGTTTATTCGATCATGCCTTCGGGGATCTATCTGGATATCGACCAAGCCACTCGTACTGCTGTAGAGAATTTAGCGTCAACTCGCACACGCCTTAAAGTCGGAAGACAAAAGGCGGGGTGGGGGGAGACGTTAGTTCAATACAACAAGACGATAGACCTCTTCGCGACAAACGCGATTAGAATCTATAGAGCGATGTCCTCCTTGAAAAAGGGTGATATTGCGGGTGCTTGGACAGCTCTTCAAGTTTCGGCCCGTAGGAGACAAGGGCTGAGATTCCAGAAGAGTTACGCGAAATCGCCATCAGCCGCCGTAGGCGGCATGTGGCTAGAACTCCAGTATGGATGGATGCCGCTTGTTAAAGATATCTATGGAACGGTGGAACTTCTTCACGAAGATCTATCGTCCAAAGATTTTCTAGAACGGGCAACAGCGTCTGCGTCAAGAACTCTTGACAAGACGTGGCATCCTGAAAACAGACTGGGTACTACTGTGTCATCGTCCTCCGTGTACGCTATTAAATATATCGTATACTATAGGGTGATAGACCGGGAAACGCGGACGCTTCAGCAACTGGGGATCATCAATCCAGTTGAAGTAGCGTGGAATATCCTCCCATTTTCGTTCTTAGTAGACTGGCTGCTACCTATCGGCAATTATCTCCAGAGTATCACGGCCACTGCTGGTTTGCAGTTTGACCGAGGAGTTAAGTGCATTAAGATAGCGCAGACATCTACGCGGACCGATCATGGAGAGGACCTAGCGGGGCCACCGATATCTCGGAGGACGTATCGCTTCAACTATACGGGGTCGAGGAGAAAGATTGAGTTTCGGCGGGAAGTCCTTACAGACTTTCCACCCGTTTCTCTACCTAGCTTCAAGAACCCGTTTAGCCGCGATCATCTTCTGAATGCGGTTGCCCTACTTTCAACCTTCAAAAGGAAGTAAAAATGGCAGCTTTCGCTGCACTCACGCTGACCGATGCCGCAGGCACACCGGTCAACCACACCTACTCCCCGAAGAAAATCGAAGACGGGATCGCCGTTTGGAAAAACACCGCAGGTGGTATCGCGGTGGGATTCCCGACCGCAACTCTCTCGCTCCGTGAGCCCAACAAGGGCTCCAGGGCGTGGAAGTTGCAGGCGAAGTTGGTGTACCCCGTGCTTGAGGTCACGTCGCCCTCGACGAGCACCGGTATTCAGCCGGCGCCCACGAAGGCGTATGATCTCATGTGCGTTGTGGAGATGGTACTGCCGGAACGAGCCTCGCTCCAGGAGAGGAAAGATATCCTCGCCATGGCGCGCGACTTCTTCGGCGACGCGGTTATTACTGCCGCGGTACACGATCTCGACGTTCCGTACTAACCCATAGGAGGTAGCTTTGAATCCGGAAAGTGTTATCCTAGTGACGGTTGTCGTAAATGCCGCCATCATGGTGGCAAATGCGGTCCGATCGATCTGGGAGTACATCCTCGGATCTGGGCTGTTTCCTCTGTAAGTTAGTGCTTCACGTCTAACCACAAAGAGGTACTATGTCTCAGATAACTGGACATAAACGGTCTTCGGTTAAACTGAAGACCATCCAGCGAGTTCCCGTTGAGACGACTTCAACGGCAATCCAGCGTTTTCTCTCTGCCCTCGATTGTCCTCGTTCGTTAACTGTATGGATTCTCTACGAAAGTGGAGAGCACCAGCAGTTAGTTGACTTGGATTGCAAGAGTTCTGACTATGTCAGCACTCAAGCGTTTCGAGATGCTTACGCTGCTACGGAGCTCCTGTCGAAAGCCAACTTCCTTGATCTAGAAGTTGACAGAAAACAGGTGGCCCTAGATAAATTCTTCAAATTTGAAGAACTGTGTAAGCGGACAAATTCTCGCTTCAGGAGACCCCTTCTTGACCCCCTAAATAAAGGGGCCAACGTCTGGTTGCTTAACGCAACCATTCGGAAAATAGAGGATATCCTTGGCGAGTTTGACCCAGAGGAATTTGCTGGAGAGGCCAATTGGGGACCAGGCGTGACTACCCAGTTAAAGGGTGATCACGTTTCGGCTACCAATAAGTTCCACGATGAACGTGGGATAACTCGAGATCTGTACTCCCTAGTGGAGCCTTGGTTTGGGGTAGCATACCCAGTCTGGTCGAATCATCTGCGTCGCCCTGAGGTTCCGGGCTTCGTGGATGTAGACCTAACCGACTGCAGCTGCCCTTTTCCAAAGCCACACGGCCCAGGCGAGTGTGAAAAGGCGGGGGTCGTAGAACTACGACCTCTAGCCGAATCACTACGCGTCGAGGTAGGGAACCACGTGGTCACTGTGCCTAAGAACGCCAAAACTGATCGAGTGATTGCTATTGAACCAGGAATCAACCTCTGGTTTCAAAAATCAATCGGCTCAATGATCAGAAGGCGTCTTCGACGGGTCGGCATCGACTTAAATGACCAGACAAGGAACCAGCAGCTGTCCAGGTTGGCGTCGAAATACGACGATCTGGCAACCGTTGATTTTTCGTCTGCAAGCGACTCCATAGCGAAGGCCGTCGTAGAGGCGTTACTGCCTCCTCGCTGGTTTTCGATTATGGATTCGTGTCGTAGCCGCTTCGGCATAATAGAGGGCAAGCCCTTGGAATGGGAGAAATTCTCATCCATGGGCAACGGATTCACGTTCGAACTGGAGTCGCTTGTCTTTTACGCGGCCGCGAAAGCGGTTATGGAGTTTCAACACTCCCACGGAAAAGTTAGCGTCTACGGAGACGACGTGATCCTGCCGTCAAGTTGCCTTCAACTCTTTTCTGCGTTCTGTGAGTATCTGGGTTTCCAGATTAACCAGGAGAAAACTTTTTCCTCCGGTTATTTCCGTGAATCATGCGGAGCTCACTGGGACGCGGGGAAAGACGTTAAACCGATCTACCTTAAGAGTAGACTGAGAAACACTCTAGAGGTTTACAGGTTTGCGAACGCTATACGCAGATATTCGCATCGCATCATGGGTTCCATTCCATGCTGTGATCGAAGATTCGCGCGCGTTTTCTACCACCTCGTCTCTAGGGTGCCTAAGGCATTACGCTTTAGGATACCCGAAGGGTACGGAGATGGAGGCTTCATCATGAATTTTGATGAAGCTCTACCTGTGAAAGCAAGATTTAGTATCGAAGGATACTTCTTCTTGTGCCACCTAGAAGTAGGAAAAACCTACTCGTTTCTCGGGGAAGGGCTATTGTTAGCCCGACTTCGGTCGGCGTCTCTCCAAGAGTATCAGAACACCTATACTCTAAGAGGCCGAACACGATACCTCGTTAAAAAGGTATTGTGCCGACAGTGGTACAACCTCG